AGTTTGTACATCTTCGTTTTTTTCAGAAATAACCTCTGCTTCTTTTCTTTCAGGAATATCTTCCTCAACTTCTGTTTCAGCAATAATGCTGCCATCTTCTTGAACTCTTTGGACTCTCTCATCCGATGTGGTAGCTTCTTGCATTTCAATGGATAAGATCCCCCATTTAGAAAGAAGATTTCTCAAAACAGTTTTTCGTGCCATTGCATTGTAATCAGATGCCCACACACCACTTAACTTTGTCTTATCTCGATCTTTATTGTTAGCAATTCGATGAGCTTCAATTTCTTGTTTGGTCCAATAGACAGTTTTCTTGAATCCATTCAGTAATTCAAAATAGCCAACATATCCAATGACTTCATCAGATGTTCTACCATTTGGATCAAACTCGAACTCTTCTGTCAGTCGGTTCCAGCTTTTTAGTTCTCCTTCGTAAACTTCAATCACATTTAATGCTTTGTATTTACCTGATCGTTGGGCTAATTGGATATATCCTTTATAGCCAAGCATAAATTGAGCTTTCTTTTCCCATTTTCCTGTTTGATTGTTTTTAATATTGAATGGAACTAAATATGCATAACCTAAATTCTTATCTAGCCCAAGATTTAATGTTGCAGCAGTTAACGCACCACTCATGATAGACATTGGTTCACTATCTGCAAGATAACTGTCATTAGATACAAGAGTCATAACATTCGACATAAAAGCATTAGCATTGTCATGAAGTACTTCTTCGAATTTCTTTCTCATTGTTGGTGTATTCATTAGAGCTTTAAGCCCTAACTGTCCTGGTGCAACTTGTTTCTGTGGCTTTTCTGCCAATTGATTTTTTAACGATTCATTTGTTGCCATTGTTTTTTTCCTCCTTCAGTGGTAATCCACAAATCGTACAATAACTCCAAGATGTTTCTCTAACTTCGCTTCCACAGCGGGGACATCTTTCCATCATTTAATCTCCTTTTCTGTCAATCTTCTAGATTCAGTAATGCTATAGATTTCTTCATCACTTGCGATATCTGGATATTTCTCTGCTAATTTCTTCGTGTTCATGCGTTTAGTACTAACAAGTTTCCATCTGATGATGTTCCTTTGTGTAATGCCGATACTTGCCTCACGTTTTCCTAGCTCGCTGATAATCTCGTTGTCTACTTGACGGATAGCTGACTCAATTTCTCTTTTCGTCCGCTTGAGTTCTCTTTTTTGCTCGATAAGTTCATCAAAACGCGATGGTAGAGCTGTTTGATTTTCTTCTATATCTGCATATTTTTCTTTTAAGAAATCAGCAGTCGCTTCACTTCCATCAATTACAGGCTCGATACCTTCAACTACATTTGTTTCCCAAAATTCAACCAAGCGTTCTGTAATTGTATCGATTAATTCTTGATCTCTCGCAATTCGCTTCCAAATGAATCTTTGTCCGCCAATCAACACAGCGATATAACAATAATCTTTGTTTAAAACATTCATATAATGTTGAACCTGACAGAGATAGCTAAGCGGGACTTCTTCTCCTTCCCACTCTTTACCAAGAAATTGGTTAGCTGTTTTGCATTCAAGAATGGCGTTTTCCCCTACTACGTCACGATCAATATTTGCTCTTAAAAATGGATGTAACGGATGTTCAAACACTTGGTTTCTTCTACGTACTTTTTTGCCTGTTCGTTCTTGAAATTCTTTGGCAACAACTTCTTCTAAGACATTGCCCCAATAAGCTGGTTCATTTTCTGATTCTTCAATTACGACTTGTCCTGTTTTTTCTAGCCAGAGTTGATAAGGTGATTTCCACTTATTCAATCCTAAAATCGTTCCGACATCAGAACCTCCGATACCTTTCTTACGGTCTTCGAGCCATTCTTGACGGCTCATTTCTAAGGTAGATTTACTCATCGTCTTCCTCCTCTTTATGTGGCGTGCCCCATTCTGGAGTAGTTAAATACTGATCGAGCGCTTGTCCAAAATCATTCATTGTTTTAGCCTTCCTTTCATGCTAAAATACAGATAAGATATTTTGTTATGTTGCCGATTAGCGATTGCCGTCGCTGGTCGGTCTTTTTTGTGTTGGCATTTTGAAACTTTCTCTTACAGCAGTAACCGCTACTAAGGTTCCCCAATAAATAAGTGCATATGCCGGATTAATACTTGCCAGTACGATTGCTACTAGGCTCATAAGCAAAGCGCTCTTGACAGTCATTTTAAATACAGTTTTCATTTCTTTCTCTCCTCTCTATATTTAGCAATTTCACTAGCTAAATCTCGGTTCATATAATTGTTTAAAAAACGGTTAACTTCAGCTTTGGGTATCCGTATCTCTCCAATCTTTAAGCAACCCAAGTACCCCATATCGATCAAAGCTTTTACGTTTTGTGGATTTGTTGTTATAGCTAATGCCGCTTCAGTAACTGAGTAAGTTAGTTTTTCGACGTTTCTCTTACTGTTGCGCTTCAAGACAACTTTTTTTGGAAAAATATTTTCCAATGTTTCCATTTCCATCATCCTTTCATATATCCTTGTACTACCCAGTACGACAGCCGTTCCTCACTAAGCTTGCGAATATCGATTCCAAGTATTTCGCATAATGCACTTATTAGTGTGACTTCAACCATGATCTCGTCTAAAAATTCATAAGCATATGCAATGATTTGTTGACGATCATCAACAGTTAAGTAATTTACTTGTTTAAGAAGAATTTTTTCTACTTCTTGCTTCTTCTGTTTCCGCTCGTCTGATTCAATCATTTGCAACTTGTCTAATGAAGATGGATCTCTTCTATAAACGTCTCCATCAATTGATTTGAATAAACCGAAAAATTCATGGATCACTTGAAGCGTAAAATCTGAATCTCTAAAATGATCCGTTAACGCCTGAGCATTTTCCAACGTCACGGGCTTCGTATTAAGCAATGTTGTCCAATCGCTTAATGACTGTTGAGAGACGTTGATTTGTCTTGCTATTTCCTTTTTGGTCTCACCACTCTTATTAATTACTTCGACTAACGATTCTCGAATAACACTTGATTTTTTTAACAGTTTAAACACCTCATATTCTTATTCGCCCGTATATCAATACGAGCAATTTTTTTATACTATTAATTTAAAGAATCAAACGAAAGCTGCTTCATCTAGTTCACGTTCAAGCTCTTTTTGAACTTCTTCAACTAGACGATCGAGTTGATCATCATTTGCACATTTGATGATATGGATCATTCGAGGTCTTGCATCTAAAACGATGCTTATTTTTTCTTGGCGTGTCATAAAAGGATTCCTCCTCGTTATTTTTATTTGGTATAATCATCTCGAAAGCGAGGTGATAATTATGAAATTTAACTACACTACTTAACAATCGGTATTTACTGAAAGTAAAAAAGTTAGAAGTTCAGCAGAAAAAATATGAACAATACTCCAGCCATGTTCGAACTCTATTCGAAGACTTTCTCAAATATTACGGGGAATATATGGGCAATACACTTAGTACTAAATCTGAAATGGCATTAAAATCTTCCTTTTATAAATGTTTACCTTATGTTCCAGAAAAAGCTTACGATCATTTTACGGAATTCTATGAATTAGTCGTTAGTGGCGACATCAGCAAGACTAGCTTGTACATGAAAGAAACACTTTTGTACGATATTAGACGGATAATAGATAACTAGTAATTATTAATAAAACTAGCAATGCGTAGAAAAGGTACCAACTATTCCAAGGTTCTAATTTACGCATTGTCTGAATACAAAGTATTCCAAATATCCATATTGCTATTATTAAAAATTTCATTTAGAAACCTCCTTTAAAATATCCCGACAATATTTTAGAAACAGAAAGTTATTATAGTGAGCTTGTTCCAATTGTAATTAATAAATAATTTTTGGTTATTCTCCTTTTGAATTTTTGAAGTATTTACTCAAAGGGAGAATTTCTGGTCCTACCAAAACATCTTTTATATCAACTTCATCTATAAAACATTCGATTTTTAGTTTTGGCTTGCCTGATGCTGGCATAAATAGTTCAATATTTGTTACTCCACGTCCTAATGTCCAATCATTTAATTTAACTTCATAATTTGGTGAAATTGTTGGGTTTTCAACTTTAGGTTGTATTGAGAGTTTTAGCAGATTTTTTATTTTTTCTTGTCGTATCATTAGAATCATCTCCTCATCATTTAGTTTAGTTCCGTTTTAGTTAACTCTGTCTCTAAAAAAATATCGTCTGGTTCTTTATTAAACACCATAGCGATTTTGACTGCATTTTCATAGGAAAGTTTTCTTTTTCCTTTCTCGATCATCCAGTAAAATTCTTTAGTTAGACCAGCTTTATCAGCTACATCTTGAAATGTTTTGCCGTTTTCCTTTCTAATTTTTTCTAGATTTTTTAGCACCATTTAAGTCCCTCCTTTTGTTAACTTCAGGTTAACTATATTTTAATTAACTATTTGTTAATTGTCAATAAAAAATCACACAATTAGTTAACTTTTTTTGTATTCCTTGTGTTAACCGTTTGTTAACGATAAAATCATAATAGAAACGAGGTGTTAACATGGACTTTGGAACCAGATTAAAAGAATTAAGAAAAAGTAAGAAATTAACCCAACAACAATTAGGTGATATTATCCATGTATCTAAAGTTTCAATTTCTGGTTATGAACGTGGGGAACGAAGCCCCGACAGAGAAACCCTAACAGCACTTGCTGATTATTTTAATGTCACAACTGATTATTTATTAGGTCGAAATCAAACTCCGGATTGGGCAGATAAAGATGATTTGATTGAACTCGATAAAATACTTGATTCAAACGTAGATATGGCTTATGGCGGTGAAACTTTAACAGATGAAGAGAGACAGCGTGTTAAAGATATTTTAACTGGTTTGTTCTGGGAATTTAGAAAAGAAGATAAAAACAAAGAGAAGTGATTTTTATGGAGAGAGACGTAATAAATCTAGCTGGTAAATTAAAGCAGAAATATAATTCAGCTAATCCCTTTACTATTTGCGAAAAAATGGATATTCAGATTAGGTATGTTCCTTTTTTGAATAATCCAAAGGGACAATTTCAAGAACTGTTAGGGCGTTCGGTTATTCTTCTAAATCACGAACTAAAGTATTCTGAAGAACGGTTCTATATTTGTGCTCACGAACTAGGTCACGCATTTTTTCATCAAGGTTTATCTAGTTATTATGTATCTACACGAACATCCAGAAGCAAATCAGAAAGCGAAGCGAATTGCTTTGCTGCTAATCTCATTGTTTCTCTTTATAAAGAAGACAACGATCAATACCCTAGAAAAGTTGAGGAATTAACAAATTTGTATGGGCTACCTGAAAACGTGTACAGATTTTTAATTTAAAATTTTTAATGTTTGAATAATTAAGTATTGAATTTTTTGACTCTGTGGGGAAAGTGATTACATAAATTCAAATACTTTTTGTTGGGAAGACTATCGCTCTCTGCCTTAGTGGGAGCAATACTATTAGGAGGTTTCATCATGGAAATGGAAAAATTTCAAGATAGCTTGAAACAATTAGGTAAAAGAGTGGTTGAATTAAAAGATAGTATTGGTACAGAAGAAGCAACAAAGACCTCATTAATTATGCCCTTCTTTGTTGCACTTGGTTATGACTTGTTTAACCCTACAGAGTTTGTACCAGAGTTTACTGCTGATGTAGGTATAAAGAAAGGCGAAAAAGTTGATTATGCAATTGTTCTTGATGGGCAACCAACTATACTTATAGAAGCAAAATCGATCAATGAAAAGTTAACAAAACATGATTCTCAACTATTTAGATATTTTGGAACCACTACTTCTAAATTTGGTATATTGACGAACGGCGAGGAATACAAGTTCTTTACTGATTTAGACGAACCAAATAAAATGGATCTTACTCCTTTTTTAACTATTAATATTACAAAAATTAAAGACAGCCAACTTCCAGAGTTAGCAAAATTTCATAAAGACAATTTCGACGTAGACAAGATTACAAGTTCTGCAGCAGAACTTAAATACTTAAATTCATTAAAGGCTTACCTGTCTTCTGAGCTAAACGAACCAACGGAAAATTTTGTCAAATATCTTCTTGGCGAAATTTATGACGGAATGAAAACAAAGCAAACTATTGAAAAATTTAAACCAATTATAAAAAAAGGGCTAAACCAATTTATTGCTGAAAGAGTAAATGATAAACTGAGTGCTGCTTTAAAGACATCCGTTTCTGTTGAGGACAATGAAACTAAATCAGAATCTAATACTACAGATGAAACAGATAGTGAAATTGTTACGACCAATGAAGAATTAGAAGCTTATACTATTTGTAAAGTAGTCTTAAAAGATACGATTCCTTTGGATCGATTATTCTATCGTGACAATAGAAGTTATTTCAATATTTTGTTAGATGATAATATAAGAAAATGGATTTTACGTGTCCGATTTAATACAAACGGAATGAAAATTGAGCTGAATGATGAAAATCATACAGTTTATGAATTAAACGAACCAATAGATATCTATAACTATTCAAACCAAATTATTGATGTTGTAAATAAATTTTTATAAAACAATTTATTTATGGGCGACTATCACTACCTGCCATTAAGTGGGAGTAAAAAAATTTAGGAGAATTGAAAAGTGTCGAATTTATTTCTTTTTATTATATTTGCTAGTATAGTCTGTTTTTTTATCGGTTTAATATTATTAATATTAAATTTGATGAAAAATAAAAATAAAAAAGCGAGCATCATAATTACCATTTCTTCTATCATAGTTTTTATTGTAAGTGTTACTGGTTTTGAAAAAACTTACAATGCCGGAACAGATGATTCCGACAATAATTATTACGAAACAACTTATGACCCTTCTGTTGATAAGGCTTCAACAGTTCAAAGTGACTCAGAAGAAGGTTCTCTAGAGAGCAATAACTCAGAAAATCCTACTGTAGAATCATCTGAATCATCATCAATAAATTCCAAAATTTCTGATTTACTTGAGCAAAACAAAGGATTTGCAAATGGAACTCTAGATGAAAATGGAAATTCTACGGAAAATGGCACTCCCAATCCATCATTTAATTGGGCATTAACTATTGATAAGATTACTTATGAAAATAATCTACTTAAAGTAATCGTAAACGATAATTTTTTAAGTCTTAATAAAACAGAAGCGGATGCTGTCTCACTCTCTGCTCAAAACGCCGCTGTTTCCATAATAAGCGAAGATAAAAACTGGGATATGAAAAAAGCAGGCAATGGCTTATTTACTCAAGTTTACTACAACGACAATGTAATTGGTCGCTCAAAGATGACAAATGTCAAAGAATTTAAATGGCAATAACCAAAGATTTGCCTTCGGGCTTTTCTTTTTAAACGTAAAAGAACATAAGTTCGTATACTTCTATTGAAAATACGGATTTTACATCTATTCCCTCTCTATATGTACCGAAAAAATTTAACTATCGTACTAATGACATAGCAATATGAAAGGACTGATTTTGTGCGTGGCGGTGTGAGAAAACGTGGAAAACGTTGGTATTATTATTTTGAAGATATCAATGATGATGGCTCAAGAAAAAAAGTGGAGAAAGTTGGCGGAGACACCCGACCAGAGGCCGAAGCTGCTTTACGAAAAGTTTTATCAGATATTGACGAAACAGGACAATACTTTTTAGGTACGGATACTCGAGTAAAACAATACCTTGATTTTTGGATGGAGGAATACGTTAAACTAAATCTAAAATACAATACCTATGAAAACTACCGATTTACCATCAAAAATCATATAAACGGTTATTTAGGAAAGAAAAAACTTACGGATCTCTCCCCTGCTCTTTTACAAAATTTCATTAATGCTGAATTTAAAAAGGGTTACTCAAAGAAAACAATGACTATTACTCACTCTGTCCTTAAGAATGCGCTGAATATGGCGGTTTATCCTTGGGGGTTAATCAAGCAAAATCCTATGCTGTATGTAAAGATACCAAAATACGAAGAACGACCAACGACTAAAAAAGATCTAAAAATCATTTCTCTTGAGGACTTTGATCATATGCTAGAAATTACTCCTGAAGGACATCCTTTCTATATTCCTTTGAATATTGGATTTTATACGGGAATGCGCGTTGGCGAAGTTTGTGGTCTGACGTGGGATAATGTCGATTTTTCAAATGGAACAATTACTGTAGAGAAACAAATGGTAAAGAATGGTGGCGCATGGGTATATGGTACACCAAAGACAAGCAGTTCCAATCGAACGATTTTTATTGGACAAACCTTGCTAGCAATTCTGAAAAAACATAAGAAACAACAATTAGAAAATCGAATGAAGTATGGAAAGCTCTACATTGATTCAAATGCAGTATGTACGAAGGAATACGGTGAGCTAGTTACGCCAAGTGTGGTGAAATGGAACACAAGAAGGATATCGAATGCACTCTCCCTCTCTTTTAACTTCCATTCTCTCAGACATACTCATGCTACACTTCTTCTCGAAAATGGCGCAAAAATGAAAGAAATCTCTGAACGATTGGGCCACAGCAGAATTTCAATTACGATGGATACTTACTCGCATGTAACAGATAAGATGAGAAATGAAACGGTCGATATCATGGAAAATCTGAGAAAGAATTCTTGA